TTAACTTACTAATTTTCTTTCGATATATTTTGGGTATGCTTTTTGCGGGTACAAATCGCCTTTTTTATGGTCAAGTACTACGTATCTATCGTTTACCCAATATATTGCATGTCTTCCATCTGTGATTTTTATAAAGTTTTTTCCTGATTCAAATACTTCTTTTACATTCAAATTTTTAAATTCTTCTTTTGTAACAAACATATTTTTTAGCTCCTCTATTTATCTTCTTTGTTTTCAAGTGATCTTTGATACTCGTATAACTTTATTATCGTTCTGAATCTGGCATCTGATAAAGATGTTTTTCCATTCCTTAAATCTTGCACAGTTTGATATGGTAATCCGGAATTTTTAGCAATTTTATATCCCGTTTCTTTTTCGAATAACTTTTCTATTGATTCAATTATTTCTTTTATTGCTGTCATTTTTATCCCTCTTCCATAAATTGATAAGCAGTAAAGTAGTAAGCAGTGCAACAACACTTTTACTTATATCGTTGCCTAAAAACACGTTTATCCAAATAAGAATGATTAAAATAATGTAAATTGTTTTCATAGTATTTTAGTGTTAGAATTTATATATAGACAGCCCTTTCGGGCTTGTCTACTTACTTATCGTCTTTTTTCAATGTTTTCGCTATGGCAATTGCTGACATTGTATAAAAGGCGATTTCTGCTATAGTTTTAAAATTTTCTAACACTTTTTATCCTCCTCTCAACTGGCATACCTTATTATAACACGGTTAAACGTGATATGCAATACTTTTTATAAACTTTTTTCGTTTTTTTGCATAAAAAAATAGGCAAGTACCGAAGTACCTGCCTGTTATCAACATTTAAATCTTGAGAGAAATGTTAAAAAGTTCTAGTAAAATAATAGCACATTTTATCTTTAAATGTAAATAGAAAGCAGGTGTGTAACGCACCTGCTTAAATAGACATGACTATGTCATTCTAACTGATTTCTCCCCATAAGTCACCTAATATCTGATTAGGTGGGGCAGAACCATTCCATGTTCTAATAGGCAAGTAATAACGTTGCCCCTCCCATGTATATCCTACCCAAACATGACCATCTTGTAACATCACTTCTGTATAATCACAATATCCACCAGGTTGGAATTGGTAAGCTACCGGGCATGATAAGAATGGTCCTATTTTTCTTACAGTGATTGGTTGATTACCGTTTGTGAATCTAGCATTTTCTTCCATGTAGTAAGTACCATATTTATTACGTTTCCATGCACTCGCAACTGGTTTAACTGTATTACTTGAAGCGCTTGACTCATTAGAGACAGTGGCAACTGGTATCTTACCGTCCATATACACTCTGATTTGCTTGATAAAGTAGTCTTTAAGTTGTAATTGTTTATCTTCCGGCAATAGACCGCGAGTTACTGGATCAAAACCAGTGTGTAAAACCGAACTTCTATGAGGGCATGATGTTGAAGTAAATTCATTGTGCAATCTGATTGTATTTCTGTTTGCTGGTAATCCCCATTTTTTCAACAATCTAGCGCATTCTTGGAAAGTCGCCTGTTCATTTTTTAAAAACGTCGCATTATCCGCTCCCATTGATTGACACACTTCAATACCGTAATAATATTTATTGCCTAATTGGTTAGCAGTATGCCAACCTACTTGCGATTCATCTAAAGCTTGCCACACTGTGTTACCTGATACATAACTATGCGCAATACCCGCTTCTAATCTTGATAAAGGTGCGTTAACTAATCCGTTTCGATACGCTTCTGCTGTTGCCCCTTTGCTTCCTGCGTCGTTATGAATAACTATACCCTTAGGATTACCACCACGTTTAGGAAGGTCATAACCTTTAACCACATCTTTGATAATTTTAAGTTCTACCGCTTTAGGTTGTGGCTTAGCTGTTTCCTTTTTAGATGCTTGCGTAGGAGATTGTATTGATCGTGGAGCTGTTTCGCTTTTGAAGTTAGGACGGATAAACCACATAGGGAAATCGTAAGCATGTTGTCGTCTTGTAACTTTTTCCCAACCCCAGCCGGGTTGTTCGATTCTGTCAGTCCAGCCACCGCCTAGCCAATTCTGCTCATATACAATGATATAATCTAAAGTTGCTTCAATTACCCATGCTACGTGTCCGTATCCTGCACCGTAATTGCTACCGAATACAACCATGTCGCCGGGTTGTGCCAAAAAGTCCGGTGTATTTTGGTATACAGTAGCTAGTCCATCGAAATTGTTTGCAAATGGTATATCTTTTGCACCTAAACCTTTCAGAAGTAATCCAAACAAAACTTTCCAACCAGCATTGGCATAATCAAAGCATTGAAATCCATACCATAAGTCCACATTGAATTGTTTTCCCTCAGAAGTTTTCAACCACTCTATAAACTCTTTTTTAGTTAATTTTGCTTGCATTGTCGCCACCTCCATGATGATACTCATTCACATCAAAGCCAACATCGTTAGAGGCGTCTGTGAAAGGTTGTGATGTATCATATTCTTTTGGTGCTTTCGCGCTTAATTCCGGCGTTAAACTACTGTCTTGTGATGATTTCCACGTAACTTGTTGTTCTTCTTTTTTGCTATCTCTAGGCGCTTGATATGTCTGTGCTATAGATGAATCTGAGACGCCTTTTGACGTTGGGTCAGTAATAACACCAATACCTGTAAGTAACGTGAGGATAGCGCCTATAATAGCGCTAGCTTGATTTAATTGAGTGGATAAATCTAATCCGAACAAATCCGTGATTTGCTTGATAAATAGCAACAACGCTCCAACTAAACCAGTTAGTACTGCTTTATTTTTGAATCTCAATTTCCAGTTAATATCCATTTGTTTGCTCCTTTTATCCAAAATAAAAAACGACTAAAAAATTAGTCGTTTAAAATTATTCAATGGTCAATGTCGGAGATCCTGAATAAACATCACTTATAGTGACATACAACGTCCCTGAAGGATTACTAAAGTTGATATTTTTACTTGCAACTCCGCTATTGACTCCTGATATTCCTAATTCACTTGACCCTAAATTAGTTTGCGAAACCCTCATTATACCGCTACGTACATTTTCTATTGTCACCTGATAACTTTTATTAGGTTCAACTCCATTTATTGTCCATTTTGCTGTTGATTCTTCTATGCTATCCGGATATTTATTTTTAGGTAAGGGTTTTATTACAAAAGATGAAGGCTTTTTCCATACTTGGATATTTCCAGCATATATTTTTGTATATTCTTCGCCTTCGTAAATAAGCTTCTTTACATTTTTAAAATTACCTTCCATAAAAATCACCCCTTAATTAAGTAAAGTGTATTAGGGTCTTTTTGATACAAATAATTATATTCTGTTTCACTGCCCGTCCAAATATTCAGTGACGGCTGCGAAGAACCGATAGGTTGATAAAGTTTATCTGCTTCCTCTTTTGTAAAAGCATTTGATGATAAAAGATAACGTTCATCATGACTGTGATTTATGTCTGATTTTTTTGATAAAGCATTTTCTAATCCTTCAATCTGCTTGATTGTATGACTATGATTTTTATCTGCATACAAACTATTTAATGATTGCTTGAATCCCTCAAAATCTTCTATACTAACTTTTGAGCCAATCTGTTGCAATACGCTTTCTGAAATAGAGTTGTTTTGTATTGCTTCTGCTAATTCTCTTAATGTATTCATAGATTCAGGCGCGCTATCAACTAGTTCAGCAATTTTTGAATCCGTATACGTTTTAGAGTCGTTGAGAGTTGTATCTTTGATTTTTTCAACTTCTTGCAATTTATCTTCTAACCCTTCAACATTTGCGATATTGATTTTGTCCAATAACTCAGGTTCTGCTTTGATATCTGTATCTTTACCATCAATTTGCCACATTTTAGTGTCAGGATTGATTGATACTACAGTACCGTTTTTACCGGGTGCGCCTTGTTCTCCTTTTTTACCTGCTTCACCTTTTGCACCAGGTTGTCCCGGTTCGCCTTTATCACCTTTCGCACCTTTAAATCTACTTTCATTCTTTTCGATGTAAGAAATGACATCTTTATCTATTTTCTCTTTAAAGTCTTTGCTCAATAAATCTGTCGCGTTATCTTTTAAGATTCTCGTAATAGCATCATCTACCAATTTAACATCGATTTCTTTTGCTACAGCAGATTCAATACCACTATCAATGATATTGAAAGAAAAGTTCGCGACATGTATTTTTTGTTCTTCTTTCTCTAAAAACAGCTTACAACGTACATAACCAGCGTGTTTGATAACCTTTTTAGGTATCTTGTAGGTAAGGAACCCTTTTACAACATCGTCGATAATAAGGGGCTCATTTTTGAATATTGAGCCATCTTCCATAAACAAATGCAATCTAGGTGTTAAACCATGCGCTTTTAGATCGATACGACCTTGTTTGTCATTGATACCTATTCTTATAGATGCTGTATTTTCATCTTCAGTGTAAAATCGACAGCCAATGTCACCTAAGTCAACACCATCATTTTTTATTCTCGTTTCAACATCTTTTATTTTGTACATTTATACACCTCTTTATTTATATTTATCTCTTATAAAGTAGATACCTTTTAAGCCGATTTTTTTATATAGCTTAGCGATTGTACTTGCTTGATGTTGGCACCACTCTATAGCAGTAGCATATTGATGTGTAGCTGGATTTTTAGGATTCCATCTAATTCGGTACAATGTGTTTTGCCCTTTGTTGATGTAATCCTTTCTTACGAAGCTAGCACCGCCCATGATTGCTTTTGCTGGAGATGTCCAACCTTTATTCCTAGCAAACGTCATTGCGTAGTTAGGATTGTTGTCGTAAGCGCCAATGCCGAAGTAGTTGTATACTCCATCTTTTCCGTTAGCGAAGTTACTTGTTCCATATCCACTTTCTAAGAAAGCATGCGCGATTAAATAAATTTCATTAATGTTGTGCTTTTTACAAGCTTCTGCGAACGCTTTACCTTGATTATTCAATGTCCCCTTACCTTTAAGTATCTTATTAAGCGAACTAACTGAAACGCCTTGATACTTGCCTAAATTAAGCATTTGGTAGCACTGCGTGTTACTTTCCCATATTCGTTTAACATTCATTGCCGAGCCCGTTTGAGCTCGTGTAGCGTTAGCCCAGCCCCAAGCATTAGATTTTTTCGGGTTACCTCTTGCCATTTGTTTATCCAGTGCTTGTTTGAATGTATAAGGGCTCGTTTCAGTTATAATCTGCGGTTGTTTAGATGCCGAGCCATTGTTAGCTGTTGGTGATGAGTCTCTTACATTCGCTATATCAGCGTTTTTATTATCTACCATAACTTTTATTCTAGATTTTGTTACTGTTGGTTTAGTTATAGAATTTAATAATTTTTCTCTGTTTTTAAATATATTAAGTAATGCCTTTTCTAATGCTTCGTATTTATCTTTAGGGGCAACACCGTTGTCAATCATATTCCAATTAACATGTTCCAACATAGAACGCCAAATGCTGTCGTCTACTTTTAAATTTTCAATACTTAGAGGTATCTCATATTTGGCCATCATATCTACAGCTACAACCATTGCGTGAATCTCATTAAAAATAAATTCATTTTTACTCGCACTATAATCTTCACATACGTCTATAACTATATAATCAGGTTCATTAGGAACTTCAAATACAGCTCTTCTAGGTGCCCAAATATTATGTCTATCAACATAAAAGTGGGGATATTCCACATCTTGTTTGTATTTCTTCCTACTGTTATATAAATTTTCTACTGAACTCATTGTTTGAGCATTTCTAATCATTATCCCTTTAGGTTTTTCGAGTCGTCGATTACCCTCTACTATAAAGTGATAAATATATTCCGGATAATTAACTTCTTGGCTAGAAATTGTGTACTTTATAGTTGTTACATCTTTCCAAATTGGAACTTTTTTATTATTTTTTTCGTTATCATCACTATCATCTTCGGGTTTAGGTGCCGGCGTAGATTTCTCCGGATGATATGGTGGTCTAACAAAATATTTAACCCCTCCACCTGGTCCATCATGATAAGAGTGCTTAATTTTATATGGCGGACTTCCTGTTGCGTTATTTGTATACCAGTTTTGATCTACGCCATACCAATAGTCTTTTGTGCATGGTCCCACTACAATGTTTACATGTCCTGCCCAACCACCAGTCCAAACACCCCAGTCGCCTGGTTGTGGTACAAAATCTTTTGTATTTCTAATTATCTTGAAATCTCTACCTCTATAATTGGATTTTTGAGCCATAGCATCAGCATTTCCCCATGTTCTAAACCCCCAATATTTATCGAGTAAATAATTAGGTAAATCCCAGCATTGTGCTCCCATTCCAGAACCAGGTACATCAATAGCTATTTTGTTTTTAGCGATATATAACGCCCATTCAACCACTTCACTAGCTGTAGGCTTTCTAGTCTTTGGATTAGGTAATCCCATGTATGCACCTCATTTCAATCAAAATAAAAAGCCAGTGCCGAAGCACTGACTCTTAACTGTTATTTACATTTACCAAACCAGAAGCACGCCCAGAAGCTATATCCTAAAATCCCTTTAAGCATGGTAATCACCTCCTTTAAATACCAAAAATAGTTCTTAGTAAAGCTATGACGATCGTACTGAAGATAGTCCCTACCAAACCGAGAATCCACATTTTTATGTCTCTAATATTCTTGGCATTCTTTTCTTTATTCTTTTCATCTTCTACCTTGTCGCGCTTTAATTCTTCAAAATTTCTATCTAATTTGTCATAAATCTTTTCTTGCGCTCTAAGACTATCTTCTATTCTGTCGAATTTTTCAAACATAGTCTTATCATTTTCTTCTAATCGCGTTAAACGCCAATCTTGTTCATGTCGTTTGGTAAAACCAAACATTACGCCACCTACTTTTTGTTAAATTAAAAAGCCACAAGCATTACACCTGTGACTTTTCATCTTTTGTTTCTGGATATTTTTCTCCAGTGATCAATGCATATTCTTCTTTGTCAATTACACCCATGTCTACGTACCACTTAATTTGCTCATTTTTATAGCAACCCCACACATAAAAAGTTTTAATGTCTTTAAAAGTTGGATAAATCATCTTCATCATTTAAACGTCCCCCTCAGTATTTGTTTTGTTAGTTTTCAGTTCGGTCAACTGTTGTGTTAACATAGCGTTTTGTTGCGTCAATTGCATTGTCAACATGTTCACTTGCGTCATCTGCATTTGCATACTTGCAACCATTCCGCGAAGTTCTTCATCACTCAAATCTGATTCACTTTGTTGTTTTGATGCATTCGGTACGTCTTCTTTTTCGAAATTGCTATTGTATTTAATTTCGCCGTTAGTGAAAACAAACTTTCTAGGTTCGAACTCTTCTTTAAATTTAATAGGCACATTGTTATCATCTACATCTAAACTATTGCGTAATCCGCCAGTATTAACGTATCCGATAACTTCGTTTTTATCGTTTACTGTGATTTTCATTATTTCCACCCCACAATTTTATTTATCGTAACTCTGTTTGCATTAGCACCAGAACCTGTTTTACTGCCTAAATCAAGGTACACATCGTTATCGATTTTTAACGTCGTACCACTTTCTTTAGTTATTAAGCATTCATAACTACCACCACCGTTACCGTCTGAGTCAACTACATTTGTTTTACTTAATTGAATCGCATTTGGTATAGAGGTTAAACTGAATGCTTCAATAACACCACCTGGATAAGTACCGCTTATGAATAGAATTGCATAATTTGTATAAGCTTCGGTTAAATTAATCCTTGTTCCTACACCGTTTGCAGCACCGTCGAATAACACGGCTGTTTTATGTTCGTTAGGTGCAGCCCATTGTGAATCTAATCGACCATTGGTGATTGATCGTGTATAAACTTTTTTAGAGTTTGAAGGTGTGAAGTTGAATAACTTATTTGCATCATCTTTAACAAATACTGATAAGTAGCCTTCGTAACTTTCAACAATACCTGGTAAATCAGGTACACTTGTTACGTAATAATTCCCAGCGCCCAATGCTTCTAAATTACCTTTGGCGTTATATAAGTTCTTTTGGATTGATTGACCGTTATGTTCTGTTAATTTATGTTGTTGCCAACTTGTACTTTGAAACTTACCATCTACATACTGTTTAGCTTGATTTAAAGCGTTGTTAGATATTTCTTCAACAAATTGCTTAGTTAAGTTTCCATCATTCTTTTTATAAAACGGGTACCATGTGCCGTAGATTTTGTATTTTGTGTACTCATCGTTTGAATCGTCTGGGTACCATGTTGCACGAGCAGTATTATTATCAACAACATAAACAACTAACACACCAGATTTGCTTGATGTATAAGTTGATTCATCGAACGAAGAACCGTCATCAACACCATCTTGTCCAGGCTTCTCTAACGTGCCTATATCCGTCTTTTCTGGCGCATCTGTTGCATTAGTAATATGAATAATCCTAGATGTGTTAACTGCGCTTAAAACGCTATCTATGGACTGCTCATACGATTCAATTGCTTTACCGTAATCATCTGTAAGTTTAGACTTTTGCCAATTTGTTGTTGAATTACCTTTAACAAGGTCAGCGCCATTGATTTGTTGTTCAACTTCGTTAACACGTTCAAAAATCGCTTGCTCTTTTTCAACTATTTTATCGACTTCAGCTGTAACAGCTTGTGTTGCACTAGTTTGCGTCGCAGTAATAGCTTGTATAGCTTCGTTTTGCTTGATTTCGATTTGTTGAATGCCTTTTGTCGCACTATCATTCACTTTTGCTATTAACGTTTGTGTATCAGCCATATTTTCCTTTAATTGGTTAAAGTCTTTACCGACAGCTTCGATAGTATCTTGAATAGATTTGATATAAACAAGCTTTGTTATACCATCAAACCCACTAACTAAATCTTTTTCAATATTGAAGCTAAATTGACGTTCAACAACAACATTATTACTCCCGTTTTGTGTAAAGAATGCCTGAGCATGCACCTTGCCTGAATGTTTTAAAAATTCATTCGGTATCACATACTGCAAACGCCCATTAATTGCGTCTACTATCGTTAATTCGTCTGAAATATAAGCGCCTCTATCTACGTTATAATCATCGGTTTTTAACACGATAGATGTTTTAACATGTTCAGAACTTATAGATAACGGTCTGTTATTCTTAGTTACTGCAAAATTTAAAACACCAGTTCCTCTATCTGATTCATAGAAACTGATGTTTGTGTCAATAATTGGATTATATTGTGATGTTGTTTGTAACTCGATTAAGTTATCGTCTTTCGAAAAATTATCTACTATCATTATTCAACCACCTTTCCCTCGAATAAACTCCATTTACCAACGCCACCAGTACCAAAGTTTCTAACTAAAAATTGATGTGCAGACGGGAAGTTATTACGTCTTAATACTTGTGTTGTGTTACCTGGTGTATTCGATTTTACTTCTAATATCCAACCTGCAATACCTTTAAAGTCTTTAGGAAAATCAGTAAATCGTTTTGATTCTTCAGTAGTGATATAGAAATCTAAACCAACGATTTTTAAATCTGATAATTTTGTAATATTCTTAGGGATATGTTCCCAATAACCGGCGTTTTGCGGACAGAAATTCCATGCTCCGTTGTTTTTCTTATTGAAAATGTCAATGACACGTTCGAATTTAAGCATATTTCTACCTGTGCTGTTTCTGGTAAGTACTTGTCTTAGAGCACCATTATAGTGTCCAGGCAGTACATCAAAGAACCAACCTGCATCTCTAAACGCTTTCGGTAACGGGAAATCTAACGCATTTTGTGTGTCTTGCGTATAGATATAGTAATGACCAACTTCCGTAATATCACTTAGATATGCTGGGTTCTGTATTGGTAACGGTTTAACACGTCCGCCTGAATCAGTCATCGATACTTGAGGTGCAATGTTTTTTAAGAATTGGTTAACACCTCTTTGGCCGATGGAATAAATTGAGTGATGTCTGTTGTTACCAGGTCCAATAGTTACCCCTATTAAAAGCGCTTTGCGTCCTGTTTCTAGATCGTAATACATATCTAGACCCTCAGCTTCTTGGAAGTCTCCTTTAAAGTTATTATTCACACCGCCAATATCGATACGTCGTTTAAATAACAATTCTTTTGTTTTTATATCGAAACCTTGTAAGTAGTTAGGGTTGGCTGTATTCGAATCACCTGTATACCAATATAAGATACCTGCATCATAAGTGATACCTTGCATAGGTTGTGTATCTGAAGTGTATTCCATAGGTATATCCATTTGATACAATACTTTGTCTATACCTTTATCAATATCGTCAGCACTTCTAACCTCAACAAAGTTCAACGAATTCTTAAGTTGTCTTTCAGTGGGTTTATATTCACGTCTAAAAATCATTAAATTTTCTACCGGATTATAAATCGCTGACGTATATCTGTCGTTAAATATATTCGGCATGACATCTTGCATTTCATTACCATAAGTTATTTCTCCAGTTCTATATTGGAAACGTACAAACTTGTTGTTTTTGTTACTGTCCAATACAGCTGAATAAATCCATAATTCTCCATCAATGTATCTATACGCATTGTGTGTACCGTGACCGCCGTTTTTAACAAGCAATCTATCAATAAATTGTCCGTTGGGCTTCAATCTAGATAACATGTAATGATTACCTGGACGAGCTTGCGTCATATAAATAATTTTCGTTCTAGGGTCTACCCAAAATGATTGCATTACTGCGTTAGTATATGGCGATAAATCTGTGATGAATTCCGGTTCTTGCTCTTTTGGTTCGAATCGGTATTCTGTCGCTCGATATTCTTTATAGTGTTCATCTACAGCTTTCTCAACCTTTTTAGTGAAAGCATCTAGTGTTGAATAATCATGATACAAACGATCTTGCAATGTCTTATGACCATAACCTGTATTATCAACGCGCGCGTCTTTTACTTCGTTGATACCGTCGCCGTTATGACCTAGTACCATGTTGCTAAATCGACCGTTTAAATACGTTAAAAAATCAGAGACGCTACTTGTGACATTTAAATGCTCATACTTTATTTGCTCTCCATTATGTGCAAATACCTCTTTATTTCTATGGTATTCAAGAGAGAAATTAAAATCCGTCAGCATGTCTGAAATAATTTTAAAGTTATACTCATTTTCATCTACATATCTGTAGTCAAAGACTCTACTTAAGTCTGTAATTAATTTGTTATCCATGTCTTCCTCCTTTTCTATCCGTAAAACTGGTAATAATTTTTAATAAGTTCGTACATAATAACTTCATGACCCCTCTCGTTCGGATGCAATCCGTCTGGCATACTTGATTTTCTGAACGCTGGATTATATGGCTTAAAATAATCTGTATGATAGGCATCATATACTGGTACATCCAATTCACTACAAGCCAATATCTGAGCATTGACATAATCCTCTAAAGTTAACCCTAGTTTGTTTTTGTCCGTATCTTTACGGCGTATCGTTGTACCACTCATAGGGCATTGCCTAGTAGCTGTCATTACAAGTATTTTTGAAGCTGGATTATTTTTCCTGATAACTTCAATTGCAGAACAAAAGGCGCCGTAAAACGTTTTAGTGTCGGTTTTATCAGTGCCTATCGGTACGCCTGCCCAATAACCATGTAACCAGTCATCATCTGTACCTTGTAATATGATTAGGTCTCCTCTTATTTGCTCTGCTTGTCTATAAATGCTGTTTTCTACCGCTTCTTTACCTATTGGAACTGTTGCCATTGTTGCGCCACCTCTTGCAAGGTTGGTCGTTTTAGCTTTTAACTTCTTGCCTAACATTTCTGTGAAATTAGTTTTCGCATGTGATCCTCTAGCTACAGAATCGCCAATCGTTCCAATTGTTTTTACATCTTTAATGTTTGATTTATCTATAAAATCATGAACGATAGTGCCGTCAGATGTAGTCACAGTTTTAGAGCTTACCTTCTGTTGTTTATCTTCAATCAAATCAGTTCTACTCATCAAATCGAGTGTTGATTTAGCTATTGACGCTACTTTAGACTTCAAGTTTTCTGCCGCTTTACTAGGATTAGAAAGGTTAACATCATTTAATCCAGAAACATAGTTAGCTGCAGTATTAACTTTTTTCATATATCGTTGTTCTCGATTAAACTCACCAAGCGTTACATCTTGCTTAACAATTACATTGTTTATACCCCTAATCGTTTTAACTTGTACTATACGGACTAAATCATTCAAACCTAGTTTGGTAGATTTTATTTGTACTATGTCTCCGGGTTGTGGGTCTGCTTCTGGATATGATTCTCTTAACACCAAAAAGTCCAAAGACAAAGATTGTTTTAACGACTTTTTCAATCTCGATTGTAATTCTTTATCCATAGTTTCTTGGTCAGTCACTTTACCATCTTTAAATGGTTCTGCGTGGATGTCGCCGTATATTTCAGCTAATGCACTTCTAGCTTCCATTACGAGCCCAGCGTGTTCGAATGTTTCTTCTCCTGAATAATTACCATATCCTCTAATGAAGGTGGCGAAATCACTTGCATCTTCCTCGAGTTTTATAGCGTTGGCGTTGACTTCGTCAGAAATAAAATAAGACGCTTTTTGATTTGCAAAAGGCGTCAATACAAACTTATATCTGTCTTTCTTTTTGTCATATGTGATCTTATATTCTAATCCAAAATGTTCCAAACCTTTTTTTAACATTTCTAACCTTGTGTCGCCTTCACCGCCGTTTTCAAACTTTGAAGATTTAACTTTGCCCTCGACTTCAAAAAGCATTCCAGTACCTTGAAACACAATGTTAAAATATCTTTCTACTGTAAAAGATCCTGTTACATTAACATAAATTCTATCAATCATTAACTTGTCTATGGGAATCTCTCTAGCAGTACATTCAACCAGTTGTCTGTCGCCTTCTGATTTCCTATCAATGACAGTTATTACATATTCTTTCTTGTCGTTTTCACCTTCGACATGACTAACAATCCATCTTTTCCCTATAGCGTTAATAACTTCATAAGTATATTTATTTTCTAGAATATCAAAAGTTAATACACCATCAGCATTAACTTTTTTCACTAAAGTTGTTTCTACTGGTACAGGTGCGCCATTACCTTTAGGTGGTCTTACAATTATTGTCATTCTGACACCTACTTATAATAAAATTTCAAATCAAACTGAACTTTTTGAACTGTTTGATTAAACTCAAATTTATTAGCTCCGTATTTAAATTTTGGTTGGGCTATGTTCGTTTCAGTGCTTATTTCGACACCGTTTTTATAAACTCGAAAGCTATCATAAACAATTTTGTCTCCAGCTTTTAGTTTAATCCCCTCAATTTTCATTATTTCAGCATGCGTTAAATTCCATACAAACGATTCTGTATCTTCGCCTAAAATAATTGTTATCTTTTTATACATGTTGAATTGGTCGTTAGGAGCACTACCATGATAGTAAACTGTACCTTTGCTCAAATTTTCAAATGTATACTTTCTTTTGTCTCCGCCTGCATGCCAATCAATATTAAAATCAAACGACCACAATCCAACCTTTTTGTTTTCTTCTAACTCTAGGCTTGTTCCAATACTTTCGCCGTATGGTAATTCTGTAGTTTCGAATTTTAGTTCAAAAGAAACTTTATTATCTTTTTGTTTAGGGTTTATAACTCCGTTAAAAATAACTTTATACTGTTTACCATTTACATAAATTTGTTGATCGTGTCTTGAATATTCATAATCCGGGAAGTTGTTTTTATCTAATTTCACGTAATCATCAGAAGTTGGTTGAGTAAACCTGTAATTCAACTCTTCTTTTCTTCTTATTTCTCGTAAATACATAGGTTCTATGTCTGTCGTTAACCTATACAACATATCTCGCATATAAGCAATGTCTGAACGATTTTTTACTTTACAAAAACAAGGAACAACTATATCTCTACTGATATAATTGCTCCCCATTAATATGCGACCGTTCATATTTTCTTTGTCTTGATACTTTGTGTTGATTTGCATGCTATCAATTACTATATCGTTAACGATAAACCCGTATTCACTTAATTTGATTACAGTACCATCTTTTTTTGTTAATTCTATGTCCATTTGTAACCTCCTTTATAAGTAATACTCAGAATTGCGTTTAGCATTTCTGCCGTTAACAATACTAGTAAGCGCATCGTTATTGACATCGAATTCAACTTTAACAGTTTTCATGTTCGGTGATGTTTCAATAGAATGTGTGTGTTGTACTTGCGCATTTATATTTCCACCTAAATTACTTAAGTTTCCTGTAATACTAGAAATGTCAGGTGCGTTTAATGTAGGTTGAAATGCATCAACTACTTTATCTGCAACATTAGAAACATTACGGATAACTTTACTTGAATGATTATCTATACCTTTAACGAAACCTAGCATTGAATACACACCAACATCCATGAATTCACGTGAAGGTGAGTGAATACCCAAAGCACTTTTAGCTGCATCTAAAGCTTTCTTAGCAACATTTTTAGCCGCATCTACTAATTGGCCAGCCATTTGTCCAATACCTCTAATTAAACCACGGATCATATCAGCACCTGCAGACACAAAATCTCCTATAAAGCTTTTTATTTTATTTACTGCATTTGTCATACCTTGACTAACTTTGTTTACAACATTAACGAATCCTTGAATAACTCTATTAACAAAGTTAATTAGCGTACTTGTTATAGTAGATACCCATTGCATACCTTTAGTCACGATGAAGTTCCAAGCTTGAGACATTTTGTCTGATATAGTTGATACAACTTGTGTGAATATGCTTACAACTTTATTCCAAATTGTCGTTAATATACCAGATAAGAAACTCCAAATCGTATTCCATATATTAGAAATAAAACTCCATGCCGCTTGTAACGCAGTAGATATAGTTGTAGTGATAGCGTTCCAAACCTTAGTTGCCACAGTAACTATAGTGTTCCACAACGTTTGTAAGAACGTCCAAATAGCGTTCCAAATTGTCATTGCGATAGTCATAATTGTGGTAAATACTGTAGTTATTACAGTGACTAACAAATTCCAAATCGTAGTAGCGATTGTAATTATCGTGTTCCAGATTGTACTTAAGAATGTCCAAATAGCTGTCCATATCGTCATAACTATTGTCATTATCGTCGTGAAAACAGTTGTGATGATTGTAACTAAAAGGTTCCATACCGTTGTTGCAATAGCGATAATTCCATTCCATAACCCTTGTAAATAAGCGACTATTTGATTCCAAACAATCATTATAAAATTGTATACATTAGTTACTGCTGTAGTGATAGCTTTTAAAATAGCATTCCATACAACCGAAGCTACAGTTTTCAACACATTCCAAACTGTAACCATAAACGTTTTTATCGCATTCCAAGCATTTATAATAAAGTTTCTGAATCCTTCATTTTTATTCCACAATAAAACGAATATAGCTATTAAAGCAGCGATTACACCAATTACTATTGTTATTGGACCACCTAAAATACCAAACACAGTTACTAGTCCTGTGATAGCATTTCTAATTAATCCAATCTTACCGAATAACAATTGGAATATAGCTGTAACTAATTTTATTGGACCTTTTAATGATGCCATTGCCTTACTTAATACTAAAGTTCCTGTTTTAGCCCAACCAAACTTAGTTACTAATGTGACTAATCTTGCTGCTAATGGCCCCAGAAAATCCATTACCGCTAATATTGGAGCAATTAAAAATCTAAATGCACCAACTAAAGTTATAATGACACCAACTAATTGTGCTGTAGCTGGATGCGCCTCAAACAAGTTAGCTATCCAACCAGTTATTGCTACTGCAACGCGTAATACTGCACTAGCTATAGGAGCCATCGCTGTTGCGAATGCAACTAATCCTCTTGCAATGTTCCCAATTAATTGCATTATTAGTGGTCCATTTGTTTGTATATAACTGACAAAGTCTTTAAAACCTTGAGATTGACCGACTTGTTCAGACCATTCTCTAAATTTAGCCGTCATTTGTTCAAGAGATTGGAAGATTCCAGTTGATGATCCACTGAATGCATTCATCAAATTGTTAATTCCAACGAAAACATTTTTGAAAATATTACCAATGATAGGTAAGTTTGTTTTTGTATATTCAATAAAACGAGTTATCGAATTTTCTCCAGCTGCACTATTAGCCCATTTAGAGAAAGATTGACCTAATCTATCCAACCAATCAGCCGACCATTGAAACAGTGGTGCTAATTGTGTGAATACATTGACTAATCCGTCACCGAAACCGCCTGCAGCACTTAATAGCTTGTTAAATACCGAAACACCAGTTGTATTCATCATGTTGAAGAACCTTGATGCTACACCGCTATTTTGAGCCCATTTAAGTACACTTTGAGACGCCTCTTCCATTCCTCTTGAAATACCACTAAAAAACGGTTGTAAGCTCTGCATTGCTGTTTTAACAGTATTTAAACCATTTGCAAGAGTTGTGAAGATAGCGGATTGATTTTGCTTTATAATATCAGTCCATGCTGACTTTACGCCATCTAAAGCTTTTTTGTATTCGTTTGTTGCTGAGCTAGCTTGTAAAGTGCCATCATTAAGCATCTTTATAGCGCTGATAGCCATTGCGCCAAATGCTACAAAGCCAGCGCCGGCTATTGCTACCGCACCACCTAAAGCAAGTACACCGCCAGTTAACACTTTGATAGCGTTTAATAGCGCAAACACTACAGGGACTACGCTCGCTATTACAGGTATTAAGATACTAAAAGATGATGTAAGTAATCCACCAACCATATTAGAACCTACAGTACCGAACACACGGAACATATTAGCTAAATTCCCCATCTGTCTTTGGAAATTGTCGTTTGCTTTTATTATGTAGGCATAAGCTTTCTTTAAACGATTAGTATCGACATCTACCTTCGTCGTTTTTTTGTTTGGCAATGCGTCTAATGATTTTTTAAACGCATAAATAGTTGGTATAGAAAGCCTTGTATCTACATCAAGTCGAGATCTAGTTTTGTTCGGAATACTCTTAAGCTCTTCTTTAGTACGTTTGATTTTAGAGTTAGCAACACTATTGTCCACGTCTATAACAGCTTTTGCTTTAGACCTATTTAACGCTTCAAGACTAGCTTTAGATACTTTTAACACTCGATTAAATTTACTGTTATCAGCATTGACGTCAATATTGACACGTTTCTTTTCCAGTTCGGATAACTTAGCTTCTGTTTCAATGATATCTTTAATTAACTTTTGTTTTTCTAACTTAACTTCTGGTGTAACTTCTTTTGAATCTAATTGATTTAATTCAAAACTTGCTTCTAATACTTTTTGTTTCAGATCTTCTATTTTAGCATCTAATTTAGCTTTTGCTTTTTCATTACCGAACGAATCTAAAGTCTTCTTAGCAACCTTGATAGTTTTTTGTAATTTTTTATCATTAGCACTTAATTCAACATCTTTAGTCTTATCAGCTGTACGCTTGTATTTTTGCACTGCCTTAACCGCACTATCAATTTGCCTTTTGAATTTGGCTACACTAGCTTCAATAGTCGCTTTAATTTTATATTCCGTCACATTAACACCTCTCTTTCTATTGCTTATTAAATTCTGCTATAACTTTAAAGAATTCATTATTTTGTGGTTCGTATTCATCACGTTCGCTACTAAATCTTATATCTTTACCTTCGTTAAGCCGTTGGATATTTTCTTCATAAGGCAATACGTCGTTTGCATTGTTAAAAACATATTCCTCTTTAGGTTTATTTTCTGTCCCAACATTTTTAGTAGCTGCAGCATCACGAATAGCAAACGCAAGTTTGTAACGTTCGAATTCTTGGGTTAGCATTTCATACTCTTTCGCATACATTCGATAGTTATATTCTGTTAATGTCATTTGCTCAATAACGTTCAAATCTGTAATACCAAGTGTTGACATACAAGTTATAACGATTCTGTCGTAAGTTATTAGGCTTCCGCTGGTTTTTCTTCCGTTTCCACTACTTCGACTAGGTTTCGGGTCATAGGTCGCTTTCCCAACTCCGTTAAAATATCCGAACCGAATTCTTCTAGTCCGATATTTTCTGCGATTTCATCTAATGCTTCATCAATGTTATTAATAGTAATTGCTTGTTTTTTTAAGTGAGATGTAGCTGCGATTAAAACTTCGCCAATCACAACCGGATTTCCACTTTCTAAACCTACAGGCAACATTGATACACCTTGACCGATAGAAGCTTGTTCAACTTTTAAACCTAATCGGTTATCGATTTCTCTTAAAAATTTAAAACCAAAACTTAATTCTAATGACTTTCCGTTAATTTCTACATTCATAACTTAAAATCTCCATTCATAATTAATTTAAACAAAATAAAAAGGGCTTAACGCCCTATTTTTATACCTCTCTTGGTGCAACCGGTGGTGAATCTACTTTAGGTTGTGGAATTGCTGTTAAATCTTCGCCAGTTAATGCATCTGCTTTTGTAGTGTCGTGGAATCTGTATCCAGTCGCCTTAAGTTTCTTTGTTACAGCCTCAGGTAGTGTTGCAAATCCACGTTGGAAACGACCATTCACTCCATATTCATATTCATATTCATCAATACCGTTAGCTTCTGCTTTTAATTCAAATTTATTGTGGAAACCTTGGAAATATTTCGCTTTAAATTTAGCGGAATCCCCATTTTTGCCTGGTATTCTACTTTCAACTTCCCAAGCTTCATACAATACGCGATCTACAACTGCATCTTCAATTTCATCTGCAAAATCGTCACCATAAAACATTTTAGCAGTACCAGACATTGTTGACTCAACAGAACCACCAGTGTTATAAGAACCGTCCATTGTATCCTCTGTATCTGTATCAGCTTCATGTGATAAGCCGTATTCAGTTAAAAAAAGCATTTTAGTAGCATCTACTTTTTCGCCAGCTTTTCTAAATAAAATAATACGATCATTACTATTTTTCATATTTGCCATTCAATATTCCTCCGTTTTTTAAAATGTTTTGTAAGATATCGTTACTGATGTGTGTAGCAATTCTTGATTGGTAGTATCATCAACTAACTGTGTGATGTTAGTATCATCTTCTTCAAAGTCATAATCGTTTGTTTTAACGCTAGGTGTTAAATCATCAATACATCTTTTAACAAGTCCGTCATGATGTCCTAAATCATCACTTACACTCCAAATATCAATAACTAAATTCGTGTCACCAGAATAACTATCAAACGTGTATTTACTTCTGTTTGACTCCGGCATTTTTATTACAAAAAAAGGATACGGAATCTCTTGTTGCATCTCTTTACGAGAAATAACAGGGAATCCATATCCTTGTAGCGTTTCATACGCTTTATTATAAAGTTGTAAGTTCGGTGTCATGCTTTTATCTCCTATTCAAACAACGCTTTCAATTCTTCTACAGTTGATTTTCTTATTACCTCATATACTGGCCACATAAAAGGTTCTGCCTCCATGTATCGAGTACCAAACTCTAAGAAACCACTATAAGCTGCATGCGATGTGATAGTGTATTGCAAATCGCCAGTTTTTTTATATCTGATATTGCGTGATAAATTACCAGTCCAATAACCCTTATTCATTACTTCTCTAGCTTTCAATTTAGCTCGTACTACATATTCTTTGGCTTTTTCTTGTAAAGTATCATCTACATCATCATCGATGTTGTTTTTCATATCGTGAAATTGGTTTAACAGTGCGTCTAATCCGTCTATATTCATCAATTGACCTCTTCGATATAATATGACGTTTCGTGTCTGTATGTCTTTGTATCAATTATCTTGTAGCGAATACCATTAATTAACACGTGGCTAACAGGGTAAGATATTGATTCTTTTATCCTCAGGACACTTACATCGTTTTTTACATCGCCGAATTCAAGTTGCTTTCTTGCTCTAGAAATAGGATTAATATTGCATGGTATCGCATCATAAGTGATTAGAGTGTTTTCTTTTTTGCTAGTTTTAGGATTGTAAGTTGCTGCTTGTTCTGATTGAAAGACGGCTCTATCTTCATATCTCAAAAGAACACAGCCTTTCCTTTTTTAGTTCTCGTTCTAGCATTAAAGTAATTATCAATAATAGCTTCATACTCCTTGAAATCGTTCAATTCATACGCATTGCTACGTCCGTCAACCGCTTCTGATGTCATACCTTCAGCACCAATCCTGTTGTAGCGTTTAACTGCAACTTCTTTAATCATGTAACTAAACCTTTCCGGTATTTGTTCAACTTCAATAGGTAACATTGATAACAACTGGCTTTCACAACTTTTTATAATTTCCTCTAATTGTTCATCTTGCTTTTCATCTTTAAGACCAATACGTTTTTTTACATCAGCTAGCGTAGTCATATAATCACCTACTCTAGCGACTCAAAAGCGTTGATAATTTCAGCTTTTGTTTGTTTTTCATCAACTTGTAAGCCAGCAACACTTGCTATTTCGACAAGTTCTTTTTTGGTTAATTTTTCATTTACAATGTAAATCATTTGTTCGTTACGTTTATTTTCAACACTAGCTAAAGCTTTGATACGTTCATCTGTAGGATCATAACCTTTGCGAGGGTAGACATGCCCTTTCATATAGACATGTCTGTTATCTTCTAAATCTGTAAAATCTACTTTAACAATTCCTATGATTTCGGTCATGTTACCACTCCTAATTATTTATTAAACTTCTCTTGGAGATGGATCTGTTTTTTTGTCGGCAGGAACTAACTTAGCAAATGCTTTATCATCAGCGATATGCAATGCTACATGCATAGTTGCACGTAATGCCACCATATCTTGTTCGAATAAGTTTACAGGTGTGCCATCTTCGTTTTTAACTGTAGATAATTGTGCAGTTTCATCGATTTTGTATTCAATTAATTGAGGGATACCGTAAATCAACTTATCAAAGTCACCAGTAATTAATTCACCGCGTTTTAAATTGCTTGATTTAAGGTTAACCACAGGTAGACCATCTAACGTATCACTGTTACGGTCATAAATACGTTCCTTAGTTTCAGGATCTACAATTTTACGTAACAAGCTTCTGTTTTGTGTTTTTGAGATAAACGCATTTGCTTCTAATTCGTCATCTTCAAGTAATGCCTCTAAATCAATAATGTTATCTTGTGTGAAGTCACCTTTAATAACCTTATTAGTTTTTTCAATTGATTGCGCAATTGATTTACCGAATGGATTGTTACCTTGATTCAAAATACCCGCTTCATCAAACTTTTTATAGAAAGCTTCAGCAATCATAGGTTTCATCTCTTCAAAGAATTGTGAATAAGTGTAATTCAAGAATTCTTTTGTTACAGGTAAGATAACCCCTAATTTAAACGCTCTCATTGTAGCATTAACCCAAGTAGCCTTAGACGTTTCAATTTTTTGACCTTCACCTACCCAGTAAGCACCTGGTTTATCAGCCCAAAAAGTAAACTTCTTCTCAGTACCTTCCATTGGTTCGTACTTACCTAATTGCATGATTTTAGATTTTTCCATAACCTCTTGTAAGATAGGTGTTGTAAAGTCGTTTAACAACGTGCCATCTTTCTTTTCGTGCATCATTACATTGTCAGGGTTAAATACTTGTGGTTTAACATTGTTACTTGCAAAATGTTGCAAATTTAATTTTAATTTTTGTGTTTGTTCCATTTAAATGCCTCCGTTAATTTTTAATAATTCTTTTTTGTCTAGCTATTTCAGCTAAGTTTTGCGGTTTATTTTTAGTCGAGTGATTAAATGAATCTCCACCAGTCAATGGCGATTGTCTAGCGTTAATCTTAACCGCTTCATTAACCGCTTTTTTTACTGCATTAGAAAAAGCTTCAACATTCAATTTAGTTTGTTCAGCAGTATCTGTTACAACTAAATTAACAACCTCATCTGATGAATCAACTTCCGCTTCGCTTAACATTTTCCTTGCTTCTGAACGCATTTCATTTAATTGTTTTTCTGAGCGTAATTGCTCCAGCTCTTTTTCCATTTGTTCGCGTTCATATTCAGCGATTTGATCTTTGTTCATTTTTGCTAATCGTTTAGCTTCATCAACAGCTTCTTGTTTCTCTTTTTCTTTCTGCTTCATACGACGACTTAATTCTTCTTTAAGACGCTTGTTATATTCTTCTTGTAGTCTTTTTTCGATTTCTTCTTCTGAATTAGTCTTTTTGTCTTGTTTGTCTTTGCCTTCATCATCGTTGTTATCTTTTGATTTTCCATTATCTCCATCTGATTCTTCAGCAAAAAACTGTAATTTGAGTTTTAACTTCTCTTGGGTATCCATAGTTTTTACACCTCATTTATTTACTCTTGATTAGTTTTAAGCCATACATGGTTCGGGCTATTACACTTGCACCTTTTATTGTCATAAGCATGGTTTGGACATAAAAAATAGCCAACACAATTAAGTGCTAGCTACTGAAGTTTAATTTCCATATTACTACCTGTTAATTCAGTAAAAAGTTTTCCCAAACTTTCTTCTAATTTTTGATTGTTATCTTCAATCATCTCATTCCGCTTTTGTAACTCTTTACGTATACATTTCAACTCTCTTGCTATGTCTCTAAGGTATTTGTCAGTATTGCTCATATTAGTATCCTCCAAATTTTTAATTCACTGTCATACAAAGCTAACTTACCTTTTTTGCCTCTAAAAACCTTCACTTTCAAATCAATCACCGCTTTTCACTTTCCCTCCAAAGTATTTTGTTTTTCGTTTCTTGTTCTGTTTTTTCGGCCACATGGATTTAGGTAATAAAGCGCAATCTGAACGACAATTGATATGCATAGGATAGAAATTAACACCAATTTTAGCGTCTTTAACTTTGAATATTTCTCCATTAAGCCCTTTGCATACTTTAGTTGTTCTATTATCGATTTTTGCAATATACATATAATATCCTTCCGGTGAAATTTCTTTCATGCTGTCAATGCTTGATTGTGCGTGAACACGTGCCGATTCCGTATAAAGCAATGATTTAATTGCTGCGGTCTTTTGTCGTGCTGTGCCTTCGAATTTATTTAAGTGCTTGCGCATATCTTTAACATATTCATTAGGATGTCGACCTCTAATAACTACATTAGCAATTATTTCTTCTATTTCTTGCTTCATTGCTTCGGTATTAGTCCATAATCGCTCTGACCAAACGACACCATGAAATTGTGTATCTATAATTGTATCTATAACTTCTTTAGCTACTTGTACACCTTCACCTAAAATACCTGCTTGATCACTGAACACACGATAAGCTGTTGATTCGAAATATTGCCTCATCGATAATTCTGTTTGAGCTGTTGCATAAGCGATTAGGAATTCGATTTGAATCTTTAACATCTGTTCTCTAGATACATACATCTTAGTGTTATACTTCTTTAATTCTTCGTTTGCTCTTTCGCTAAAGTCTTTGTTTTCAACCAATCTTTTTGCTTCTTCTTGAAATGCTTTTACATCGAACTCATCGATAATCTTTTTTGCTTCTTGTAATGTAACACCTGCAAAATCTCCGTACTTAACAATAAACGCATTGATTTCTTTTTCAATGCGCTTAATCATCATATTCAATATACGTTCTATTTCTTCAGCTTTACTTTTATCCCGCTTCAACTCATTCTCAATTGCTTTGCGTCCGCGTTCTTCCCAATATTCTTGAGTGTTTTTGTTAGGCAATTACAATCATTCCTTTTTATCGATAGAATCTTTTGTGCTATCGTCTTGTTCATCGTCATTGATGTTTCTAGGGTCTTGATACATATTTTTTTGAGCTTTTTTAATAGATTCTTTCTCGTCTTCTTCGATTTTCTTAACTTCTAATTCAGGGTCTTGGAAGAAAGAGAATAGAGACATTAAAGTTGTTTGACTAATCTTCCCACCAGAATCAATATAAGCCTTTAATTCTTCAATTAACGACTTAGGTAAGTTTCTGTTGTATACGTATCTAACAGTATTAAAATCTTTGCTTACGTCAATTGACCGTGTATTTTTTAGTATTGTCTCTAACAACTTAGCACGACGTCTTAGTCCTTTAGTGAACAATCCTTCTTTAGTTTTAGTACGTTGTTCTAATCCGAATAATTTGTATTTCATTGCCTCGCCCGATTGAGTGCCGCTAAAGTTATCATCTTTCATGTTAGGCGTGTTGGTAAACATGTGTATATCACTGTTTAAACGGTCTTTATAAGCTTCGGTACCTTGTACATCGTATTGCTTATAAATATAACCACCATCAACAGAGCCTTCTGTTTCTCTACCTTCGCTATCAGCATAAACAGTCGGTTCTAAAAACAACACGTTAGCTTCCTTTTGTTTTCTAACTTCTACAGGATCTAAATTTAAATTACCTTTAATAAGTAACATAGCGTCATTTAAATCACTCATATAGTTAGCAGTATCTGATTCAGCATTATCATACAAATCAATTAAAGTGATTACTTTCTCATAATCCCCTTTTCTTCTTTCGTTGTTGCTAAATTCTGTAATAGGCATACGTTCGAAAGAGTGTGATTCAAAACCGTTTTCACGTGGTGTGAGCTTCAATCCATTTGTTCTACTGGTAAGATATCTATAAACACCGTGTGAAGTGAATAAATCAACTGTAAACACTTCATCTTCGTCAGTCTTGTCTATTGGTTTAGTTCTTAAATATCTAACGCCTGCGATACTATTACGTTCAATTGTATTGTCGTATATGACAAAAGTACTCATTGCATCACTCTTGTATAAACGCGTTTCATCATCTTGGTTTCTAATCATTAACTCATAAGCTTTGCCATAAATTGACAAATCTAATCCTAAAGATCTATTGTGTGACTCAACATCATTTAAATCATTGAACGCCTCAATAGCTTCTAATACATCTTTGTCATCATCTTGATATTGAATTGGATTACCCAAGAAATAGCCGTTGATAAAATCGCTAATATAAGATGCGTAATCATGCGCTACACGGTTATCTGCCATGTACTCTTCTTTGCGTCGTGTTAACTCAACTAAGTTCTTAGTTTTACCTTCGTAATAATCACTTAACACTTTCAATCTAGGTCGTTGGTAATCCATGTGATGTTCAATGTATTTACTTACTTCATTAACGTTTTGTAATAAATCGGATTCCGTCCCGTCATATGTGTAAACAACATTGGCTTCATCATTAAATAAGTAATTTATGTTTCCCCGTAGATCTGTATCTGTTTCAAATTCGTTTACTTTTAACATTTGTTCCCTCCTATAATCCTAGAGATTTTATTGTGTCAACTTTCGAACTGAGATTTGTGCGTTTTCTAACCGGTCTGTAGAATCGTTCCACTGAATAACGCAACGAATCGATACAATGATTGTATGTATCTACTGGCTCATTGGTATATTCACCTGTATCTTTGTCCTTTTGCCATGTGTAGTTGTCAAACTCTTCAATAGTCTTGAAACAACGTTCATCAACAATGATTTCAAATTGCATTAAGAATTGTAACCCTTGTACAACCGAGCCCTTCCCTTTTTTGGTTGGTAAAATCCTTTTAAGCCCTAGATTCCTTAATTCAGCTATACTTTTTTGTTCTGCACTATCTGCTGTAATTTCTTCTTTAGCATAACCAAGTTGCTTTATGACATTAGCTATTTCATCATTCAGCATACCTTGTTTAACATACTCTTCAATGATGTATAACTTCTTTTTCTTTACATCTATTTTAGAATGTATAAAAGCACTAGGATCATTAACGTAGCCAAAGTCCAATCCAAAATAAGAAGGTAAATGCCTTAACTCATCTTTATTTATTAAACGTTTTTCATACTTAGGGAAAACCAATTTGTCTAGTGTAGCAAATTCACCTAACGCATAAATTTTGTAATATGCTGGATTACGATTTGCTAACAACTCTAAGTTTTGTCGTGTCATTTCATCAAGAAACTTATTATCTCGATAACTAGATTGTCTAATCATGACATTTTCCATTGGTTCACCATGTTCAAAGAAATACTTATAAACCCAATTCAGTTTAGATACTGGGTTAAACATCAAAAATATTTGCTTATTCACGTGTTTACGCTCCCTCAAACGCAACGTTAATTGCGTGTAATCATTTAGTGTGAATTCAGACGCTTCTTCCATGACTATGTCTGATATGCCTTTTATCGACTTTATTTTCTCTGGGTTATCTAATCCTTTAAACAAAAAAACTGCGCCGTTTGGCAATTCAACTTTGTTATCAGTCTTATTCCAAAGGCACATGTCCCAAATACCGAAGTTTATCAAACAATCTTTGACATCTTCGAATAAACTATCTTTAATTGTTGATTGGACTTTTCTAAGCCATAGTATACGCCTAGGATATTTCCAGTCTTGCAATGCTTTAAGTACAACTTTTTGTATAACGCCGTGAGACTTACCGCTCGAACCTCCACCGTAATGCACTTCAGTGAAGTTATCGTAATTGGTTAGTATTTCGAATATGTTTCTGTTGAAAACATTAGATGGTTTGTTAAAGTTTAATTTAACTTTCGTCATCGTACTCACCAATATTAATCTCAATATTCTTCTGAGTAATTTCTTTTTTATCGATATACGCACCATGTACTTTTAGTATGTGGTCAATAGATCTCTGACGCTCTTCAAAAGTTGGTGTGATTGTGTAAGTAACCTCTTTTTCCACTTCATCGTTTAAATGGTCATATTTCTTACTGTAAGCCTCTTGAGGTTCTCCTCTAGCAATAGAAGCAGATAACGCTAAAGCTTCTGTAATACTCATTAAACGCTCTTCTTGTATCTGTTCTAATCGTTCTTTAATATATTCCGAAACATTAACATTTCTTAACAATCGACTTGCTAAAGACTCTGCTGTTTTCTTACTATAACCTGCTGAAATTGCTGCTTTTTTACCATTACATCCATTCATTATATATTCATCTGCGAATCTCTTTTGTTTTTCGTTCATTTCATTTACCACCAACTCTCGCGCTATACGCTTTTTAAAATTAAAAAAGGATTGGCTATAATCAGCCAACCCACATAGATCCTTTATTCCTAATTGCGATAAGGGAAACGCAGTAAGATAGTCAATATCTTACGCTATCATATTAACACCGAAAGTGACGTTATTTTTCCAGACTTTTTCCAAACTTAATGTATTATACCTAATTCATCAGCTAACCTAACTAATATATCTTTCCTCATATCATAAGCGGTAGATTTACTTACATTTATTTCTTGAGCTACACCAGTTAAATTTAATGTTCTAGGCTTTTTAAAATAATAAAGTTCCATAAGTTTTTGAGTTTCTGTAGTGCTATGATTATATACAACCTCTATAGCTGATTTCATTCTGGCCAATTGCGATAATCTTCTATCATTAACAACTCTAATAGCTTTTATTTCAGTTACACTTACATTGCTTTGCACCCTATCTCCACCGATATTAGTATCTTGTTGACTCCACGGGTTTAAAACTTCATCTCTTACACGCGCTATATCTTTATCGAAGTAGTTGTAATTGCTTAATTCACTTTCTAAATATCTTTGCGTTGATTTTCTCAAACTCATTCGTTTAACCCCCGTTAATCTTCAAAATGTCTCAATCTACTTCTTAATATCTCTATCTCTCGCTCTTTAACTTTCACATCGCCTTTTAACTGTTCAGCTTGCAACATCACACCAAACAATAAGATGACTAGTAATATAATTGCTATGATCAACCACATCATCTATTCAACCACCTCTAAATTCGGTTTATATTTTAATACACGACCACGCATAAATTCAGCATCTATTTTAGCTGAAAATAAATTGTCATATGATTTAGCTTCAAAAACATTACTAGTTGTAATAAGCGTTGTCCTTTCCACAAACGAAGATGTATATTTTTCTTGTAAATACACACCGTTTTTTAACTCAACGATATATTCGATTGGTCTGTTTTCTTTCTTATAATTTTCCAATAATTTTTCATTCTTTTTTATGTCACGCTGTAATTCATCAACTTCCTCGCTCACTTCTTCAATTCGTCTATATATCACATATGCACATGCAATGAATATAACAATGTAAGCAGAAAAAATACCCATTCCATCTACTCTGACACCTCCGCCCTCATCAAATCAGACTGATCGCTCAACTTTGCGAAGTCACTCGGCGCCTCTACATCATCATTAGCCGTCATCATAATATATACTTGCTCCGTTACATACTTACCTAGCTCATACATCGCTAGTAAGAATAATAGTCTTAATATTTGTTTAGTCATCGTCTGCCTCCTCAACATTAATCCCAACTATATAACCTTTGTTCAATACAAGTTCTCTGCCATAATCTTTTTCTATCGTTAAATAGTCATCATCATTTCTAAAATCATCCAAAACAAATACTATTTCGTTAAATAATTCATCTTCATGTAATATCAAACTACTACCGTCATGTAATAAAATTCTCAGCTGATTCATTTCCCACACTCCCTTATATTTTCAAACAACTGACCTAATTTAATAACTGCATCTCTTTTAACTTGTGCCTCGTACTTCTCTTTTGCTTCTTCTTTACTCTCTGCCTCAACAACTGTAAACGTCTGATTATCTCTAGCCACAGTAAAATGTTCGTGTGGTAGTCCTGTTGAATCTTTGAATGTTGTGACTAAGTATTGTGTCATTCCTCATAGCTCCCTTGAACTTGTTTGAGCTTACTCATAAAAAACATTACTAAAAATGCTATTAAGATATGCGTCTTTTGATGTTTATAAGCAAATGTAGATATCATAAAGATAGTAGCAAGCATTAACATTTCATATATGTTTGTGTGTATAGTCTTTTTACTCTTAAGAAAAATAATTGCTATGCGATAAAAGAGATAAACGCCAAACCCTATTAAAAATATTTCTAACATGTCGCTCACTTCCCCAAAACCTCCTTGACTCGATCTAAGATGTCTTTACACGTATCCTTTTCCTGCGTCTGCTGTTCCATCTTGTCTTTCGTGGTTCCTTTTCATTTTCTTTTTGTATGCGTCAATGAGTTGGTCGATAGAATAGTAAGTATTGGCGTACAAAAAAGGCATTATTAAAACTTGTACAATGCTATTATCAATACCTTTTACAAATTGTTCTGTTAGTGTATGCATTACATGAACAAAATAAACTGAATGTAGTTTAGGTAAAGTAACTTCATTTTCAATCAAATCAACCATAACCTCAGTAGTTTCTTCCAAATCTTCTTCATCAACAATAGTCAAAGTTAATTGCAAACTGAAAGCTAAGTAATCAGCAATCTCATCTAATTGTGTATCTAGTGGCTTACCTGGTTGTTTCTTCCAATTTTTAAAAAACTCAAGTGTGTTAATCCACTCTACAAATTCAATAATCATACTAGCTACTGTGTCATTTAAATTTCTAGTTGGTATTCTATCGTCGAACTCCTTTTGTATTTGTAATAACTCTTGTAACTGATCAATTGTTAATGTGTTAGTCATTTTCCTACTCCTCCTCATATTTATAGACAACTTGACTCGTCATAATCCCTACTGCTTCATCAAGATAAATATCTTCTTTGAGTGCATCTTGCATAGCATTAGGTAAACCCTCAAGTATTTCATCAAACGCTTGTGCTTTCTTATACACGTCTTCAATCTCTTTTAGTAATCCCTCTGTGTCATTGCCGTTATACGCACTAGCACTTATAACGGACTGTTCGATTTGTTCGCGGTTATTCATTAGTGTCTTCCTCCATTTGACCTAAAAATTCGTAGAACTCATTTGTTCCGTCTAATTTGTCCATTCGGTACAATATAGCACTTGCGTTGATTTTAGCTCCCATGTTTATAGCTACTGCCTTGTTCGCTCTACTCTCAATCTGTAGTTCGTTAAGTCTAAAACGGTAAAATTCGTATCTTCCAAGCAATTCATTTTTGACTGTGCGCCACATGATCTCCAACTCTTCGTTACGCTCTCTTAACTTAGCTATATCCCCAATAAGCTCGTCACGTTGCTTCTTGTACTCATCACGTTGTTTTCTCATCTTCTTCAACCTAGCGTCCATTACGCTTAGTTGGAACCCTGTTTCATAGTTCATTCTACCAATCTCCCATCTTTCCAAATTAATGTCATAGTTAGGCCGTCGTTCAAGATGTAGAATGCTTTGGTAGGGAAAAACGTGTTCTCTAAACGTTCGTTGATACTAATACTTGTGTGTAACGCTGACATATAGGCTCCCTCTTGAAGCTCGTACACTTCAAACAACCTATCAAATACTGTATCTTCTGTGATTTCCTCTTCAACTTCAACTATGAAAGGAGTATCAATTGGAATAAAACTTGATATCGAACACGTATTTGTATTTCGTTGAAAACGAACGAATCCATTACTAAAAACTTTTGCAAGAAAAATTTTTCCTTTTGATAGCTCCGGATTTTCTCGCGCCCACTTAATTAATTCATCTAGTCTCATTTCTTTTTTAACTTTGATTTTCATTTTTACATCTCCTTAAAATAAAGTTAGTTGCTTCTGTTCCTCATATTCCAAACCATGTTGCTTTATATATATTTCGAGCTCTTCCGCTGTATCAAATGTCTTTTTCACGCCTTGCCAACCTGGTACGATATGCCCATGAAAGTAATAAGTGCCGTTTACTACATGGATATGCGCCACTCGCTCGTTATCCTGATACAGGTATCTCTTAGAGCCGAAAAATTGGTTTAAATGTTCTTTACGTGCGCTATCTACCATGATCTACACCCTTACTTTTGGAAATATGTCGTTTTCCATCAGGTAGCACGCATAACGTCCTCTTGGATGTTTCTGTGGCACATTAAACAAATGCGGTTTCTTTCTTCTTAGCTCTGCCTCTTTACGTCGTTGCCTAGCCATTTCACGTTCTCGCTCCAAAGCTTTTGTTATTTGTATTTCTCTATAGTCGTTTAACTTCATGCCGAAAGGTGCATCAATTGCTTCCGACAACTCCCAACCTTTCGCAACTCTGTTTCTAACTATTTCGGGCGTGAGTCCTTTCTTTTTCATCTGCTCATTTTCATATTCAGTGTATTTAGAAGGGGGTTTTTCTTGTGGTGGCGCAATAAGCGCATCGCCCGTTAACCCTTTTGATATTCTGTAATTAAGTAGTCCTTTGCTTAGGTTGTACTTTTTAACTATTTCGCTAACAGTCATCATCTTGCCGTCAATCTTAACTTTCTTAGGCTTTACTACATTTTGTATTAAGTCTTTTCCTCTTGAACCTCTATCATACCTAGTAATTAGTGTCGATACTTTGATGTCGTATTTATCAGATGCATCAATAAGCGTCATCAACTTACCGTCTATTCTTACTTTCGTTTTTATGCCCGCCATTTATTCCACCTCTACATTTACATTTCTAATTTTTAAATTGTCATACTCTAGTATTTCGTCAGGATTGTTATATAAGTAATCTGCCAGCGTTTCTTTTTCTTTATCCACATCATCAAAATGCTGATATTCAACTTCTGTAGGTATCCTTATATCAATCGTTGCGTTTATATATGTTTGTTGTTGCATTAAATCACTTCATTTCTCTTTTTCTTTTACGTCTGACTTTCACTAAGTCTTCATATGCTATCCATTCTTGACCTGTGTACTTAGGTGCTTTACATATCCACGTTAAATTCACATCTCTATACTGATATCTGAATATCTTCGCTTTGATGTTGGCAACTTCAGTCGCCTTACCTTTAACATCTAAAACTTCGACCAGTTTGCCATCCTTCCACAAAGAGAAATCAGCTATATACGTAATCGGTCTTTGTTTCCCAAATTTAGGTTGTAGTTCGAATTTCGGTTGTATTTCGATACGATCATAGTTAGTGCCATTCATATTACTTTCTAAATATTGGTAATATTCACACTCTACTTTGCTATCAAATACAATTCCTTTGTACTCAACTTTCTTAGCGTTGTATTTACTCATCGTCCACCTCTAAATATCAAATATCGTCGCTTGTAATCCTAGTTCTTGCTCATATAGAAGCCCGTGAGCGCCTTTAAATCGTTTTAGGTCTCTATCAGTCATAATTTTCTTTTCGTCGCTGAAATGGGCTCCTGTGAGCGAATAAACCTCATTTACGTTGTCTTTATACTTGATGACCTTAATATCTTCTGTGCCATCTTCTCGGTATAAGTAATATTTTTCTTTCGGCATTTTTAACACTCCTTAATATTCGACGATTGCGGGTCTTTCTTCTTTTTCTTTCAACTTATCATCAATAAGTTTTTTAAGTTTCTCTTGGTCTCCGTTTGCAAAATCAATCATCTTTTGAGCATATACATCTCTACAATGTAATATTTCTTTTATATTTTGTTTTGTGATTACCACGCATCTCGCTCCCTGAAATCGTCTCCGATTACTCTTACTTTTCTTGCTCTTTTTTTCATTCTCGAATTTATACGTTGCCAGTTCATATTTTGATTTAGTTCTTTATCACTAAAGTTAGTTGTAAAGATGTTGTTTTTACCTACTCTGTTATCAACAATGCTGAAAAGTTTATTTATAGTGTGTTCTGTGTTTTCTACACCCATATCATCTAGTACAAGTAAATCAATCTCACTAAGTAATTTGACTAGTTCGTCTGTAGTCTCTACTGCATTTTTGTTGTATGTCGCTTTGATACGATCCATCAACATTGGTATATGCATAAAAGCAACTGTATGCCCTTTAGCTTTAACTGCTTTTGCTATAGCGTATGCTAGGTGGCTTTTACCAGTTCCATATGAACCTTGCAATATTAATGATTTTGGTTCTTTTGTAGAGAAGCCTTGTACGTACTCTATTGCTGTTTGTTTAGCTTGTACTTGTTTTTCATTTTGCGGCTTATAGTTGTTGACTGTTGCATCTCTTAAAGACGGATTAACATTTGATTGATTGAAAATATAATCAAGTTTCTTTTGTTTATTCCTTTTGTATTCTTCATAAGCCAATCTTTGAATTTCGCATTCGCAACCGTCTTTGTATTCATATCCATTTTCAAACTTATATAAGTCGTATTGACGCCCACATTTATCGCAATTCTGTCTTAGTATTACTTCGATTGGTTGATACTTTTTTAAACTTTCGTTTATTTTTTCGTTGAATAACGGTTTCATAAGATCCTCCTAGTCCCAATAACTTTCGTCGTACTTCATACGTTCCAATTGATCTATGCCAGTTTCTTTAATCTCTTCGCTATAATCATTCATATAGCTTTCGTTAGTTAAAAACGTTTTAGGGTACTTTTGATATTGTTTGTCTGTAATAGTTTTTAAATATTCTCGAGTACCTTGCATGATTTGCTCAAAAGTATGTTTCTTTAAGCATGATTTGAATTTAGCGAAAGACATCTTCTTATCTTTTTTCTTGTTGTAAAGTTTCCACCATTCCTCAAATTGCTCATGCGTAACGTCAGTTGCGCTATTATTTGAACTTAAGTTCTTATCTATATCTTTTTCTTTATCTCTTTCTAATTCTTTATCTAATTCTTTATCTTCTTCTGTTGCGTGACTGTCACGTGACGTCACGTGACCATTTAGCAATTTTCTGTTGTTTTCTCGTTGCTTTTGTTTCCTCAACCTGTTCTGCGCCCTGATTTTCTCGAGTCCTTCGATGTTTTGGTGCTTTTCCCAGTTTGTCACTTTTATGACACCATTAACTTTTTCAATCATGCCCAATGTCTCAAAAGTTTGAATTGCTAACCTTATTGAGTTAATAGGTCGGCTAAACTCATTTGCTAACATTTCTTCGTTATACGGCAAGTTTTCAGATAACATAATGTAACCTTGTTCGTTGTACTTTCCTGATAAAGTTAGCAACTTAACCCAAATGGTTATGATCGTATCTCTTTCGGGTAAAGCTTCGATATATTTGATTTTGCTGTCATCAAACATGCCAACTTTAAGTTTTATCCACGATACTTCTCCCATTGTCTTCTCCTTTCAGCGCTTTTATTTTGTCCGGTACTTCCCAGTTAGATATGAATTCTTTAAGTTCATCTGTCATAGGTACGTCGTTAAGGATCGCGTCAGATCCATGCAGGTATGACGAACATTTGTTGTAAACTAATCTCGCTTTGTTTAAATCGTCATATCCGCCTAACGCTATATAGTTGCCAGAATAAAATATTTTTGAATAATATCTATGTTTTATTTTGTTTATTCCTCTTAAATTGTTTTTATCAGTTCCCCTCTTCAATTGCTTTATGTTTGTTTTATAGTTTCTTTTTTTCAGCCTATTATCTTCTCCAATTATATTAAGGTAACCAACACCACCCCAATATTCATTAACTGCATTGTTGTAAGCTTTTGCTGCTTCATCTTCATTTACAAAGTGACCTAAGTTTTTGGTTTTTTTATCAACAGCTATACATGCATACCAATTATTATTTTTTTATCCCATGAAACGCCTTTATATTTAGATGAATTGTTACACTTCGCTTTGCTCCATCTTGTTTTATTACCTTCAGTTGTTAGATTTTTTCTTGTGAAATCATTGTTTTTTATTTTTTGGAAACTTTTTTTTAGAATAAAATCAGGTAAATGCTTTTTATCACTATTCACAATCATTCTGTAATTATCTTTAAAAGCTTTATGCCAAGTATGCTGATTAACTCTCTCGTAATCTTCATCATCAACTAAAATTTCTTCTCCATCTTGTAAAAATATCGATTTAACCATTATTCTCCTCCTTTCAACATTTTATTGAGCCTCTCATCAACTTTTATCCACGAGTCATGCAAGTGATATTTATCATCAAACGACTTAACGCCAATCGCATGTTGCTCGTTGTGATGTTCGCGACATAACGCTAATACATGTTTGTCGTAGTGATTCATCTTGTTTCTGTTCATGCCTCTACCTACTGCTTCGTAATGTGCTAGGTCTGCGTGAGGCTTTCCGCATATTACACAGTTGCGGTTGATTGTAGCCCAATATAATAACGCTTTATCTTCGCTTAACAACTTACTCGTTTCTACACTCATAGGTATTTGATGATGAAACATAAACGCTATAATCAGTTCTATTAACTCCCTTGCAACTTTCATAGAACAGTCGCGCAGACTGATTTCTTCATAACCTTTCATAATTTCCAATTCTGTTTGTAATAATTTTCTAGTTGATTCTACTGGTTCGCCCCAGTGAAGTTCTATATCTCTACACATTGCGAATATTTTTTTGCGTTGTTCTATAGATAGTTTTTTATTGTCCGGAACCTCTACTTCTGCTTTTAGTGGATATCCGTTTTCTAGTAAGTCAATGTGACTTTGTTCAAGTTCAACACCAGTAGCAACGACGGAATAAGTACCGTCATTGTCTTTCTGGTATCTTGTAATGTATTGCATTTAAACCACGTCCTAGAACGGTAAATCATCATCATTGATTTCTATTGGACCATTAGCATTAGCGAATGGGTTTGATTGTTGACTCATAGGTGTCTGTTTACCATTTGCTTGCTGTTCTTTTTGTTTCATCTCATCAGTTTTAGGTTCTGGTTTATTAACTACTTCATCGTCTTTATTCCAAACTTTTACATATGAGAGTCTTACAAAATACTTGCCTTGTTCCTCGTTAAATTTATTTTTAAGTACAATAGTTCCGATTTTGTTAATTAATTGATCTGTGTCAAAAGTTAAATCTGGTAAGTTCAATTTAATTCCTAATCTACTAAGTAACTCGATATATTGTTTTTCTTGATAATCTTGTTGGAATGGTGGGACGAATTGGTTGTGTTTGTATTGTTTACCTTCGTTGTTTTCAAAAACAATCGTGAAGTATCTGTTTTCTCTGTCGTTAAACTCGACATTTGCAACTTTTACTGTAAATTCTCCAGCTCCTAAAAAGTCCCCACCTTTCATGAATGCCTCTTGATTAGTTTCTTGAATGTATTGTGTTCTACCAGTGATTTTCATAATTTTTATACCGTCCTTTTAATTAATTTTTAATTACCATTTCTAATTGCTTGTACAACATCGTTAATACTTGGATTAATGAAACGTTTGTTGTTAATTTTGATGTTGCTTGAGTGTCTTATCTTTGTCTCGAATAAATTTGATGGTTCAGCGTTAAGTACATATTGATAAGTTTTTTCGCCGTCTTGCTCATGTTCTTCTATTGTCATTCTTGCTAACACGTCAGATTGACTGATGACTGCTTTTTTTATTTGGTCTTGTGCCTCTATCGTGATTGTTGGATTGATAGTACTTCCCTCATCATCTTTGTCTTTGTTAATGCCCTCGTGTCCGCTTATAGCAAGATGAAATTGATAATGTTCTTGTAATTTAGAAATATAACGATAAATACTTACAATGCGTGTAGCACACTCGCCCCAATCATTAAATGTCGGTTTCTTTGATTTACCGTCCATGATGTCGTCCATAGTGATATCACGTAACTTTTGGATTGTTTCAATCACTACAACATCAATTTGTTTTCCGTTTTCTCTTAGTTGTTCAATAATTTTAGGCAGCATTTTAATCACTGCACTAAAATGCTTATAATTCTTAATCTGCACAACTGCCCCATCTTCTGTTACCGTTGTTCCGTCCTCATTTATATCTAGTACTAAGGCATTGTTATCTTTTGTTAAAAACGTAGTTTTACCAGTACCGAACTTGCCGTATATCGCAAATTTATAAAACTTGTTTGCATTTTGTTTGCTGATGTCTTTTACACCTAGTTGCGTTAAAATATCGACATCTTGATTAGTTTTTTCAGTCATCTATTCTCCCACCTTTACCGTGTATGACGTTGGTTTCTCCACAATGCTAGCACCCTCTAAAACTTCGCCGTTTGCGTCAATCAATGTGCCGTTTTCAGTTACATTGAAATCTTTCTTAATGTCTGATTGGCTAAGTTTTTTAGTTACTTTTACATAGTTGTCAAAACCTCGTTGCTCAAGTTGTTTAATGACTTCTTGCTCATTGCTAACTTGAATGACTTTTGAACCTTTTCTGGCTGTCACTTTTCCGTAAGGTGTATTCAACTTGAATTTGCTATCTTGTTCTTTTTGTATTCTGTAATATTCAATTACAAGGCTTTGTAAATATTCTTTGCCACTCTGTAATTTTTCTACTTCTTTATCTTTCCATTCGTTTATGCGTTCAATTTCTTTATTTGCTAAATCGTTGATTTCATTCTCTTTAGTTGTGATTGCATCCAGTTTCTTAAAAACCCAGTTAGCACTGTCTAGATCAGTTACTTTGAATCGGTCGTCTTGTTCGAATGTTTCTAATTCTCTCTCTTGTAAATCATTCACTTTTCATACCTCCTACCATTTCATGACTAAGTTAATTAGTCTGTCCTGTTCGTCTGTGTGTTCTTCAATCCATTCATCTATTGCTTGGTTAAATAAGTCTGATGCCATATCTAAGTCGTTCTCATCTACGACATAAGCATGTTTAATTGGTATGTTGTTCATATCTTTAACTTGTATTGATATGCCCATATGACCTTTTAAAATTAATAGCTTAAAATCGAATCCGTTAACATGAATATTTTTGCGTATGATTTCGCCTATTTCGTAATACATCTTGACTTCCTCCGTTTTTCGTTTTATATTTAACTTGAAATTTTTCTTAAGTGCTTGATACTGTTACTTGTTGGCGCAAGTAGCAGTTTTTTTATTCTCCATAAAAGTATTCCTTATAAAATATGAATGTCGCTATACTTGCGAATCCCGCGATTGACCATGCTGTAGTGAAGTACAGCAATGGCATAAGCACAATTGCTAAGACTGTGAAGCATAGTATTGCTACTAGGTAGCTTTTATAAATGTTACTCATTTGGCATTCTCCTCTTCTTTCATTTTTATAATCATGTCTATATATCCTCTCTCTAATGCAAAGTCGAATAGCATTTGTTGAATGTGCGGTGGCATTTTGTTGACCTCCCCTATTCCGTTAATTTCATTTCTAACTGGTACGTTGTTTCGTATGACGGTTGCCATCTTTGTACAAACTTAATTGCTTCTTGATAACGTCCTCGAGGTATACAGTTGTAACTCGGTACGTCGAAAATATTTTTAATACTTTTATATATTTCTGCGAACAACTTTCTTGATACTTGGTCGTAGTATCCGTTGAATTTGTTTCTAACAATCTCCGCAACTTTTTGAGCTACTAACTTTTGGATATGTTTTGCTTCTCCGTGCATGATTGGATATGTTTCTTCAATTTTAGTAACTCGTTCATCTAATTCTGTGTTTCCTTGTGCGATTAATTGAATTTGTTCCGATGTAGTTAGCGGTTTTGTTTGGTATGTTCCTGTTCTTCTTAATGTTGGCAAAACTTCCGAAGTTACCCAACGTTTGAACCGCTTCGCATTTTCTAATTTGCTAGAAAAGATTAAACTGTATAACCCTGATTCGTTGATGATCACTGCGTTTGATTTGTAGTTAGAACCAGTGCCCTGAATCAAGGTAGTGGTTTTGTCTTCTGAATCTACATGTGTCGCTATTGCGTTTTGTGGTTTTTGATACCCTAATATTTTTGCGATGTCTGAACCAACGAAATATGGTTCTCCGTCAACTTCTAATGTCCTTACTGGTAATTCTTCAAAATTAAATGTTTGTAATTCTTGCATTTCAGCTTCCTCCTTTATTCGAAATCATCGATAGTTAATTCTGAAACTCTCTTTTCATAGATATATAAATAATAGTTTTTGATTTCTCGATAAACTTTTGCTGCTAGGTTGTATTCACTTTCACTCAAGTCTGAATTAAGTGTCACTCCAAAAATTGATAATGTTAATTTTCTAATATGGTCATGAACATCTTGTACATAAGCTTTTTGATGAATTGATTCGAAGCCATGCTGATACTTTTTTAGCGGAATCGGATGATTGAGCTTCCTCAATCTTCCTAGCGACAAATCTTTTGCGAAATTGAGTTTTTTATTGATTTCTTCTAAATCGTCATTATTGATTCTTACTTTACTGAAAATTGCACCTGAGCTAATTGGTTTCTCGCCTTTTATAGCATTTCTAACTTCTTTCGCTATAATTTCTTTCAACTCTTCTTTGGTTAACGTGATTTGTTCCATAGTGTCCTCCTTTTAAGATGTTTGTTTTTGTTTTGTTGACATTTTGGAAACTCTATAAGTAAAAAAAATACCGCACTTATCTTGTGGCAATTCTAAAACTTCAATTACTTTTGCTAAATCGTCAACATTAATTCTAATGTGTCCGTTTTCTTTTTTTGAATAAGTTCCTGGTGTCATTCCTAATTTTTTTGCCATATCAGAAATCGAAATGCCTTTAGCAATGCGTTCAGCTTTCATTCTTTTGACGTTGAACTCATACATTTGCTCACCTCCGTTTTTTGAAGTTAACTCAATATTAAACTCAAGTTTCCTAATTGTCAACAAAAATCTCGAAAAATATTTTTTACTCTTTTAAAATGCTAGTTGTTTCCTATATGGAAAAGTGTTATTATACTATTATAAATAAAACGGAGGTAAATTTGAAATGAGAACTTCAGCAGAAATAGGTAAATTAATCAAACAACTACGAAAAGAAAATAATGTGAATTTAACTGATTTTGCAACTAAGATAGGTGTCAATAAATCTACCTTATCCCGATATGAAAACGGTAGCAGAAAAATACCTATGGAGGATATAGCTGAAATTGCCAATGCATTGAAAGTTACCCCAGAATATTTACTATTAAAAAATAGACAAACAGAAAACGAAGTACAACATCGAGCAGCTCACCTTGAAGGAGAATTGACAGATGATGAATGGCAAAGAGTTTTAGATTATGCAGATTATATAAGAAGTAAACGTAAGTAAAGGATGTATCAGATGGGATTATATGAAGAAACTTTAATACAACATGATTATATTGAAGTAAGAGAGGCTGATGTACTTCCAGATAATTTAGACGGGGTATGGTTAGGAGATCTAATTTTAATAAAGCGTGGTTTATCAGATAGAGAAAAGGCAGGAATTCTTTTCGAAGAATTAGCACATAATAAACTTACATACGGTGATATAGCTGATTACTCGAAATTCAACAATCGCAAGTTCGAAAATTACGCACGTAGACACGGCTTTATCTCAGCTGTTCCATTACGCGAAATTGTAGAAGCTTATAATTATGGCGTACGTAACTTGTATGAGTTGTCTGAGTATCTACAATTAAGCGAAGAATACATATTAGAAGCAATAGAACAATACAAAAAGATATATGGTATTGGAACTCACTATGGCGAGTATTCTATTACATTTGAGCCATTGAGAGTTTTTAAATATAAGGAAATATAAACAAAGGAGAAATGAAAAATGAAAAGATTATTAGGTTTACTATTAGCAAGTACGTTGGTGTTAGGCGCATGTGGTAGTGATGGAAACAAAAAAGAAAGTAATGACTCAAAAACTTCTGTAGATGAAAATAAAGCGCAATTTAAAAACGACACATTAGTTTTAGATCAAGCAGTTTTAAAAATTAAAGATGTATTTTTAATTAATGATAAGGATAACAAAAAGAGTAAAAAGAAGCTTATCGCATTTAAATATGAGGTTAAAAGTAAAGTTGATGACGACAAAATAACTTCAACTAATGTTTGGATTGCATCTATGAGTGCTACTCAAGATAGTAAAGATACCGTTAATAAATTAGAAATGGATATTACGCCAAACACTGGCAAACTTGGAGAATGGAACAAACATAGTTTCGATAAAATTAAAAAAGGCGGAATCGCTAAAGGTCTTGTAACTTACCAACTCCAAAATGACAATGAAGTTACTTTGCACGCTACAAAAGGTAGTGAAGACAAAAAATTAGGTACTAAAAAAATTGATATCAGTAAATTAAAAACAGTAGATTATTCAGTTATGGAAGATTTCGACAATCCTACTACTAAAGAAGAATCACAAGATGATAGTGATAAAGTTTCGAGTGCCGAAGAACAAAGTGATGAAAATAAGCAAAGTGTTTCTAATTCAAATAAAAATCAAACACAAAATAATCCCACTTCTAATAAAAACAACAATGCGCCAGTAAAAGATGAGTTTTCAAGCGACACATCTTATAACGCTTATCAAGAAGCTAAAAGAGCAACAGAAGAAAACAAACGTCAGAATGGTGGCCATACTGCCGGCATAGGTGGTTCATGGGCAGTACAAGACGGACAAGACTATAATTCATGGAAGAAAGCACAAAATGATTTTGACAATTTTAAACGTCAAAATAGCGAAGTGATTCAACAATAAAATTTCGGGTAGCCCGCCTACCCTTATTATTTTTTGCCAATTTTGAGGAGGGAGCACATGAAAGTAGCAATTTATACTAGAGTAAGTACACTTGAACAAAAAGAAAAAGGACACTCTATTGAAGAACAAGAAAGAAAATTAAGAGCATACAGCGACATAAACGACTGGACTATACAAGGTGTTTATGTAGATGCTGGCTATTCTGGTGCTAAAACTGACCGACCTGAACTTAATAGATTAAAGGAAAATTTATCAAAAATAGATTTAGTATTAGTCTATAAGTTAGACAGGTTGACGCGTAATGTAAAAGATTTACTTGATTTATTAGAAATATTTGAGCGAGAAAACGTATCTTTCAGAAGTGCCACAGAAGTTTATGATACATCGACAGCAATGGGTCGCCTATTCGTCACTTTAGTAGGTGCTATGGCTGAGTGGGAACGTGAAACGATAAGGGAAAGGGCAATGATGGGCAAGCAAGCAGCGATTAGAAAAGGCATGATATTAACACCTCCCCCATTCTACTATGATCGTGTAGATAATAAATATATTCCTAATAAATATAAAGATGTAGTTGTGTGGGCTTATGAAGAGGTTAAAAAAGGAAATAGCGCTAAAGGTATAGCAAGGAAGTTAAACGCATCTGATATACCACCACCAAACGGCATACAGTGGGAAGATAGGACAATAACAAGAGCTTTAAGGAGCCCTTTATCAAAAGGGCACTATTTTTGGGGGGATATATTTATTGAAAACTCTCACGAACCAATAATTACAGATGAAATGTATAACGAAATAAAGGAACGCTTGAATGAACGTGTTAATGCGAAAACAATAACTCATACTTCAGTTTTTAGAGGTAAACTCATCTGCCCTAATTGCAATGGAAGATTATGTTTGAATACCAGTTATAGAAAACTTAAACGTGGAGATGTTATACACAAAAATTATTATTGTAATAATTGCAAAGTTAATAAAAATGGTGCTTTTTCATTTACCGAAAAAGAAGCTTTAAAAGTATTTTACGATTACCTTTCTAAGTTAGATTTAAGTAAATACAAAACAAAAGAAAAAGAAGATAAAAAAATTGTAACCATTGATATAAATAAAGTTATGGAACAAAGAAAAAGATATCACAAATTATACGCAAACGGCATGATGCAAGAAGAAGAATTATTTGAATTAATAAAAGAAACTGACGAAAAGATTTCAGAATACGAAAAACAAAAAGAGAGAGTTCCTAAAAAACGATTAGATGTCAGTAAGATAAAAAATTTCAAAAATATTCTTTTAGACTCATGGAATGCCTTTACTTTAGAAGATAAAGCAGACTTCATTAAGATGGCCATAAAATCTATTGAAATAGAGTACATTCACGTTAAAAGAGGGAAAACTAAGCATTCTATCAAAATAAAGAATATTGATTTTTATTAA